GTTTAAGTTCCTTGGTCTTGGTGGTCAACCATCCGACATTCCTGCTTTTGCACAGAATGTTGCTAACGACACAACTGCTACGCAAACCGAAACTACCTTCAATAGCGTTCTTCAAGAACTCTACGAAGCTAACGGAATGCCCGGTGGTCAACTTACTCTTATTGCCGGTCCTACTCTCAAAAAGGAAATCAGTGACTTTGCTCGTCAAGAAGGTTCTACAACTGCCTTGTCTTTCCAAGTTACCCAACCTGCTGAGAGTAAGAAAATAACCTTATCGGTCAATTTTTACGAAGGAGATTTCGGCAATGTAGCCATTGTTCCGTCAGTATTTTTGAACAGAACATCAGGTAGTGAAACTATCGATGGTGATGCAGGTCTTCTTATCGACCCTGAGTATGTGGCTATTCACACCTTGAAAGCTGAGTCTAATTCTGAGCTTGAAAATCAAGGAGGCGGCCGACGTGGTTTCTGTGATATAATTGCGGGTCTTGCAGTTCACAGTCCAAAAGCTCATGGTTATTTTAACTAATCGTAATTAGGAGAACATAAGACATGGCAGAATTAACTAACAATGAATCAGGTCGCGGTTTTACTCACGTATATACTGCTACCTATGAAGACCTACAAACTATCGGCAATGGTGGTCAAGCTACCATCGCAACCATCCCTGTGGGTGGTGCTGTAGAGTGTGTAGGAGTCTACGAATCCGAAGCCTTTGCAGGCACATCAACTCTTGTTATCGATGTAGGAACTACTTCAGGAGATCCTGATGAGTTTATCGATGCTCTTGATGTTGATGCTATGAGCGCTCCTGTTTTCAACACAGGTGATGCCTTCACAGGTAATCAATCACAACCTGTTGGTGGAACAAATAGTGCAACATCAGTGCTTTTAGAAGTTACAGATGCCGCTATTGCATCAGCTACCGCCGGAAAAATTGTCATTGGTCTACGTATTGTTGACCTCGGACAATTTGCATAATTGAATTAGTAGGGGAGGGGTGTCAATCGACACCTCTCCCTATACTTATATATACATAGGATATGCCAAATATACTTTTACCTAAATGGAAGAGCGGAAATGGTTCACAGTTTATGAAGAACTTGGATCGTTATTTACGTTACGAAGTAGACCTTGAGAAACACGAAGCATCTTTGCGTGAACAAATGGCACGTAAGGAGAATGAGGAAATGGGTGTAGCTAAGACTGAGGGTCTTGGTCAATTAAAAGCGACAATACCTGCAAGAGAATACTTTCGTTGGCATCAATCCCATCGTGGATGTTGGGGCGATAAGAGCTTCGTAAAAGAGTTCCTTCGTGATAATCCATCTTTTCGCGCTAAAAGCATGACAAAATCAAGTTTCAGCGCACCAAGTCTCAGTAGCAAATCATTTGCATGAGGTAATTTTTAATACGGCTTAACATTATGGCAAATTACGCGACCGCAACTTACTCTCAGTTAAAATCTAGATTTCAGGCTTTAGCTGGACTAGAAGCACTTCAAACCACTGACGCAAGTTTCCTCCGAGATTTAGTAAATCGCAGGGCAAGACTTGCTCACGAAAGATATCCGTGGCCTCAGTTTACCATTATAGGTGAAAGCGTGGCAGTGGTGACTTCAGATGCAAATCGTCTTCGAGTTTACGGAACATCGAATAAATTAGCTAACGATGCTAATGTTGTTTTCCGTATCCACAAGGCCGATCCATCGTCCACAAGATATCCCGAAGAATATACATTTTTTACAGAATTAGATTCGGGTGGATACCCTAGTGTAAAAATCATTGAACCAACAGCATTGGATGGAGTGAATGTTTTTGTCACCTATCGTAAAGATTTGCGTGGGGAGATAAACTCGGGATCAGCAACTTCAGGATACTATGGTGATGAAGCCGGAGATGAATCCGATGTACCAAACTTTCTTTTGGACTACTTGGTGCAGGGCAGTTATGCCGATTTCCTTCGCGGAGACGGACAGACAGAAAAGGCGATGGTCGAAGAGCAAAACGCTGAAATGATTTTGGTAAAAGAAATCGATATGGTTCGTGAACAAGGTCGGCAATTTAGAAATGACATTCTTCAATATCGTGCCCCATCCCAATTCCGTAGACACAACATTCAGGCAGGTGGATCACCTATAGCCGGTGCTGGTGTGGATAATGTTCAATAATGGCACGGACTATAACATTTGACACCTTAAAGAAGCGGTTTCAGATGGCCGCAGGTTTACCATCTTTGACAAGTGTGGATGAGTTCTTTTTCAAAGAGTCGATTAATAGCAGAGTACAAGGTGCATGGACTAGATGTGAGTGGCCGGAGTTACTGAAGATTGTAGAGAGAAGTGTAGCTGCTACAACTGACCCTAGTGCAAACAAAGCTGTAAGAATCGATAATGATTTATCTATTATTGATATACAACAAGTATGGAATAAGAATCCATACAAGGAACGAAGTGCAATAGTTTTAGATTATAAGCTTATTGATGGTTATTTGATACTACCTGTGAATAGTTTGGTAGACTCTGTATTTATTATTGGTACAGCTATTCGTCCAACCTATGGATCAGATAGTCCTGACGATCAAAATGTCCCTGATTTCTTGGCAAACTATCTCGTAGCAGGATGCCTAAGTGACTTCCTCCGTGGCGATGGACAAACAGAAAAAGCTATAAGAGAAGAAGCTAGGGCTGAAGAATATTTACTATTAGAGATAGATCGAGTCGAGCGTCAGCAAGGGCAAAACAATTTCATGCAATTCACAACTTACGGAACAACAATACAAACACCAATTTAATCATGGCAAACGAATACAGAGGATTAGGACTAAACGGGGGAAAGTACATTAATGATACTGCCTCACATACAGGAGACTTCTTTTGCATAGTGGCAATAGAGGACACCATTATTGACAGCATTACAAGCAATGTGGAGAACCTCAGTGATATTACTGCATCTCAAGATAATGTAACAATTGCCGCGAACTCAGCAATTTACGGACGCATAACTGCGCTCACTCTGAGTAGTGGTAAGGTGATTGCATACAATATTTAAATGATTTCACTCGATCTTAATGTAGGTACACCACGACCATTTACAACAAGTGGTGTACCAAGCCCCGATGGCGTTATTCGCACAGAAGACGGGCGTTTTATGATCACAGAAAATGGTGACTTCCTTGCATTCGAGTCACCATCATATCTCACGACCGAGGCAGACGAAGTCCTACGAACTGAACTAAACGAACCAATCTTAACTAATTAAATAAAATGGCTAATAAAAAAATTACTGATCTTAGTGATCTTCCATCCCCTATAGGAGCGGATGTTCTACCAATCGTTGATGATGTAAGCGGATCACCTGTTACGAAAAAAGTTACAGCGAGCAACCTAATGTCCCTAGCACCTGTTCAGTCAGTGGCGGGTAAGACAGGTGCGGTGACAGTAGATGCGGGTGACTTGACCGATGGCAACTTTGACGGCACTGCGATCTCAGGCTTTGACGCATCGATCAATGAGCAAACAGGAACTACCTACACGCTTGTAGCGGGAGATAACGGAAAGGTGATTAAGTTCACCAACGGATCTGCAATTACGCTTACCCTACCAAGCGGATTAGGCGAAGGTTTCAACTGTACAGTCATCCAATACGGAGCAGGGCAGATTACCTTCTCAGGAACTTTCTATAATCAGTCATCGCACACAAAGACCGCAGGGCAGTATGCAGTAACGGGATTGATTAGTTGCGTGGCAGATTCATTCGTTCTAGCAGGCGATACAGCTTCCTAAGTCCGATGACTTTTATACTTCCAAGTTTCGGAGCCTCGGCTATATCCGCAGTATCCGCAAGTGGTGGTGGTGGTGGTGGATTCACGAACACCTACAGTCTAGAATTTGATGGTACGGATGATGTAATGCAAACAGGAGTTGCTTATGCGACAACATGGTCAGCATCAGTTTGGATAAAGCCTAGTCATACAAGTGGTACATTTGGAACTATTTTCTCGGATGCTAGTTCAAGACGAGCATACATCTACTATGATGGCACGAACTACACTGTTTATTTAAGACAGGGTTCAAGCCCATTTAATGTTTTAACAAGTTCAGGTAACGCCATCCATGACACATGGACACACATTGCGTACACAAGGGATTCAGCCACAAGTACCACAGTTTTATATGTAAATGGTTCGCAGGTTGCTACAGCTACTGATGCCGGTGATACAGCAAATAAGCAGAAACCTACAAATATTGGCTGTATTAATACTACAGGCACTTTTCCTTTCAACGGAAAGATGGACGAATTTGGATGGTGGGACGGTACTGCTTTATCCTCTTCACAAATAACTAACATTTACCGAGGAGAAGATGATGGCGGGTCAGGAGGTACAAATGGTATACCGGGGGACTTAGACACCTTTAATCCCACAGGTTGGTGGAGAATGGGAGATACAGGTTCTGATTACGGAACAGCAACAATTACAAATGCCGCAACAGGAAGTAATAGTGGCGGTTCATCCATAAACGGCACAATCGTAAATGGATCTAGTGGCAATACATCACCTACCTACCACGATTTAAGCACAGCACCTGATAGCATTTATGTTGCGTAACCATTAATAATTATGAGCAGAAATTATGTAATCATTGACGCATCGGAAGTAAGTTCCGTAGACTTCGACCAAGTCCTAGAAACCTCGGCAGAAACGCTTAGATATAATGTAAATCCTGCGGGTACTAAGACC